CTTCTTGACTAAACTGTTTAGTATCTTTAACTACTTCTGCAATTGTTTTATCATTGATATCATTCATCATGTCTGATACACTTTGTTTAACAGTTACATTAGTAAGAGCTGTTTTACCTTGATCTTGTGCTTGATGATTAATTTCATTAATTAATGATAACAATGTCCAAACACATTTGTGAACTATTGTTATTTTTTCTTGTGGAACACCTTTAAAGTCAACTTTAATCATTTGCATAACTTCTACAATTTCATCAGCAGTCATTGGTGACATGATAAAATTTAATGTATCTTCTATTGCTTTTCTAAAACCACCTGAAATAGGTACATTTATTACAGCATCATCAGGAATGATACAACTTTTAGCATCTTCAAGGTTAAATTTAGGCTTATTTTCCTTGGATTTTTTTTGTTTTTTAGCCATCATAAATAGTATTAAATTATACATAAAGATACAATAAATTTAGTATCTTTACAAACCTTAAATAAATCAACATGTTTAAAGAAGATATTTTAGAAATGACTAATGAAATTCAGAAGTTTAAAAATGAATTTGAGTCAAAATATGAAAAAAATATTAATATACTAGTCAGTGATAAATCAGATGTAACTGTAGACGTAAGACAATGGGAAGATGAAATAGTTGCAATGAAAGAAGCACATCAAATTAAAACTATAGAAATAGTTGAAAAATTAGTAATAGGAACAATGAGACAATTGTATCCTGAATTTAAAGGTTGGAGATCTTTAGGTAAAGAATGTAGGAGAAGAGAATTTGTAATATTCAAACAACTCTTTTGTTATATATGTAATAAAATAGGATTCACACTACAATATACAGGAGCTCATATTAATAAACATCACGCAAGTGTAATACATAGTATTAGACAAACTAAAGGTTTATTGGATGTGGGTGACATACAAGTATGTGAAGCTTATAGTAAATTAAAAGAAAATATTAAGAATTATGTTAGAACTATTCCAGAAGATATTAAAAGACAAACTTACACCGAACCAATTACTTCTCTTGTATGGGATCAAGAATAAAGTTTCTTTTCCTATACAAAATAAACAATATGATGTAGGAGCATTAATTAAATTAGGTTTGGTAGTATATAAAGAAGGACCAATGTATTCAATAACACCAAAAGGTAAAAGTATTTGTGTTAAATATAATCAATACTTTAAAGTCTCTAAAAAGAGAACTACTACACAGTTATTAGGTAAAGGATATACAGAAATGCTTAAAACATATAGAGAAGCATGGCCTGCAGGTAAATTACCAAGTGGTAAACCAGGTAGACAAAATGTTAAAACATTAGAAAATGCATTTAGATGGTTCTTTGATACTTATGACTATACATGGGATGAAGTTGCACATGCAACGGTAATGTATCTTCAAGAATATAAAGATAAAGATTATATGTATATGAAAACAAGTCAATATTTTATATGTAAAACAGATAAATATAAAGTGAAACATTCAGAGTTAGCTGATTATTGTGACATGGTTCGTGATGGTGTAAAAATAGAAGATGATCAACCTTTTAAAGAGAAAGTTGTATGAGTAAAATTAAACCAGCATGGGATGGACAATATCAGTCTTTTAATGAAGCACTAAAATATATGCTTGCTAGGCAGAGTGGACAAGAGAAATCTATACAAACTCCATGGCCTAAGTTTAATGATGCTATTACAGATGGATTAGAATGGAACACTCTTACTGTTATTGGGGGAAGACCTGGATCAGGGAAAACCTTGATCAAGGATCAGATAGTAAGAGAATCTTTCATTCTAAATCCAGCTGAAGATTACAGAGTTTTAGAATTTAGTTTTGAAATGGTAGGTAGAACTACAGCATTAAGAGAATTTTCATCTTTAACTGGTAAAAGTTATAAGGAATTATGTAGTGCAGGAACTACTTTATCTAAGGATACATTTAATACATGTCATGTGTATGCTAAAGATAGAATTAAAAGTCCTGTAGATATAATAACTACACCAATGACAGTAAATCAAATGAGAGATCAGGTAGATATGTATATGAACTTAAATCAAGGTAAGAAAACTATTATAACTCTTGATCATAGCATTTTAGTAAAGAGAGCACCGTATCAGAATAACAGATTAGATATGTTATTTGAATTGGGTGAGTTCTTTACACAATGTAAAAGAGACTATCCTTGTATGTTTATATGTTTATCACAATTAAATAGAAATATAGATAATCCAGACAGAGCAGTAAATGGTAAGTATGGTAACTATGTATTAGAATCAGATATATTTGGTTCAGATGCAATG